CCCCGCAAGGTCAAGGATGCCCTGTAGGAAATCAATCACACAGTATTCAAACATGTCCGTCTTGTTATTCAGCGGCTCATACGCGGCCCGGATCTGTGTAGCGGTTGTTGCGCCATTGGCAATGTTCTTCGTATCCAGCGCCATGAAATCATCATACAGGTCGGACCTCAGCCGATCCAACAGGGCTTCCCGGCTTGCGTAAGGTACATCCATAGTATGGCTTTCAGCCCGCGCCCCGTCTTCATCAACAACAGCCGCTTTCACGGTCTTTATGCGCTGAACGAACTTCACAAGGTCGATATCGTCCATGCCGCCTGCGTTCTGTATGATCCAGTAGATCTGACTTGCATCGTCAAGGTCATTCGCAAAACCGCTCTTGATCAGATCATAAGCATCAATGCCCTCCTGAATTCCTTCAAGCTCACTCTGGTGTTGCTGATTACCCCACAGCGGCACAATCGGGAAGCCGGGATAGTTTTCCCCGCCGAAAATCTCCACACCGTCTGCTTCTGTGACGCGCAGGATCAGTTTATACGGACGTTTCTGCTCGATCTCGACAGACTCTCCACTGCGCCAGATGTAATTCGTGTAACCGTCCAGTTCATACAGCGTAGCTCTTAGTGGCTTAACCGGATCGATCTGCCAGAAGCGGACTCCTGCCTTAAGCGCTCCATCTTCTTCATCATAAAGCGGAGCAAACTCTGTCAGCCTGAACACTTCCAGATGATCATAGTTCCAGAAACCGAAAGACACCTTATCTACAAGAGCATAGTGCCCAAGCTGTTGCAGGCGCACATCGAAATCCTTACCCAGTTTTTTCGCTGTGCTGTCATCGTTCCAACTTACGCCATTGCCCAGAAGATACTGCGTTTCCTGCGTAACAAAACGATTGAAGAAACTTGAGCAGATCTTATAGTTCGCGCTGTAGTTATCCTCTACGGCCTGCCCTGCAATCGTGTACAGTAACTTTCTGTAATTCGTAATTGTGGTATTATGCTTGCTGTCATAATCCTGCGCGATGATTGCGCGTTCATAATCCTCAGAATTCTTGTGATTATAAATTACCTTGCGTGTAAACTCGGCCCGCTGTGCCTCGTCCGAACCAACCTCCAACAGATCCTGATAAGTAATCAATATCCTCTGCACCATCCTTTCTTGTTGCTTTTCTGATAACATGTTTTGTTTTTGCAAAATACCTAGTTGCATCCATAAGATGGTCGTTTTCTTTTACAGGTCGATCATCTATGCAATTTGTGTCCCAAACATAACCCGCGGCTTCTTCCTGCCAGTTTTTGCAGGTTTTAAATACTTTTATGTACCCGTTACTTAGCGCATTTGCAGTCTCGCGGATCCCGTCAAGTACAGCGTTATCCGCTTTCAAAACCTTGTACCGATGATTTCGTTTTTTCAGCACGGCAATGAATGAAGCGGCTGACGGGTCGATAATTGTTTCCAACTTTTGATCCGGCAGAATATCTGCACACCATGCATCAATATCTTGCGCGTACTGTTCGTCCGTTTTCTGCACACCTTCTGTTCGACCGGAATAATAATATTCACGCACAGCGTACCATGTGTTTTTTATTTTGGCAAATAAAAGCGCCGCGAAAGCATTCATTGTTCCGTAGTCTATCGCGATACAGTATTCGGATGGCTGTTCGTCTGGTACTTCGCATATGGCCTGTTCATACATCGGATAAATAAGCCCTTCAGCAAGTGTCCATTCTCCTTTTATGTAACGCCCATAGTAAACAGTTCCGGCATATTCTTTTTGCAGGTTATCTATGAATTCAGGAGGCAGAAACGGGTTGTCAAAGATTGTATACGGCTGAATATATGCGTCAATATCATCCCGGTCTATAAATTTCTTCAGCCAGTGCCCCGGATATTCAGGGTTGCACGCACCATCAAAACAGCTATACGGTTTATCCAGTCGAGATTGAAGCATTGCAAATACTTCTTTGTTCCATTTTGCAATTTCGTCGCCGTAACAGTATTTAATAGATGATCCCTGAATCTTTGATACCTGCGAAATTTTTTCGGCGCCCAGACAATAAACCGGAACCCCGCAGACATATGCGATATTCCTTTGATTGATTGTGCTGACTATAACATCTGTGTAAATTTCGCGCATAGGTTGAAGCACGTTTCTTTCAATTGTTTCTTTCGACACTCCCAGAATAACGTTCAGCCCATCTTTGTCTTTAAGTTCCCGCAATCGACTTGGAACCATATATGCAATATCGACGAATGACTTTCCAGATCGAACAGCACCGATTTTGAAATTATATCGATGATTTGCGTTCCGTATAAATTCATTCTGTTTCTTGCTGAACTTCATTGTTCGCCGCTTCCTTTGCTTCTTTTAAGATCGCGTCAAGTTTATCAAGCGCAGTAGTATCCATAACAATCGGTTTGTCCTGCCACTTGTCGGACCGTCTGTTTTTGAGAATAAAACAAATTGCTCCCACAGACGGCGGCACATGCCGCTTTCTCGCATGTTTGTTTACCACTTTTGTTCCATCTGGATAAATCGTTTCCGATTGATCTGTTTCAGTTACATCATATCCGATTGCGGCCTTGTACAGAGCATTTTCGACCTCATATACCATGACCTCCTCGCCCTTTTTTAACGCCTCGGCAATCTTGTCGTATCTTTTTACCCATTCATACAAGGTTGCCTCATTAATACCGATATTTGCGGCAATCTGATCATACCGGAGGCCGTCACGCCGCCAACCTTGAAGCAGGATCAGTTTATCAGGTTCTAACCATTCTTTATATTTGCCTGTAGCCATACGTCACCACCTTTCACCTGCATTTTAGCAAAAACAGGCGCACTATGCAACATGTACAAATTTCAGCGCGCTATATTGTGCAAAACATAAAATCAGCAAAACGCTATTGACATTTGAATATAGGGCGCTATAATTGACTTGTAACAAAGAGCTGTATTATACAGGAGGTAAAAAGATGATTTCAGACAAAAATAACGCGGAAATGCGCAGGCTTTACAGCCCTGCAGTTGCAGCCACGCAGAAGGTCTGCGGGCAGTTTGCGACCTGTTCAACATGCATGTATGCTGCTTGGCCTGTAGATTATGAACTTACAGGCTATAACATGTACTGCTTGCATGTTAAGGCCGGAAAGGAGGGAAAGGAATGAAAAATAAAATTCTGAAGTTCATTACAAAATGCGCAATCATTATCATGACGATTGCGGCATGTTTTGCGGACAGTGAAAGCAATGTGCCATTAATCGTATTTACAGCTTGTCTTGTATGGATAAGTTTGTATTTGATGGCGAACAGGAATATATATTATTGACAATCACTACAGAGGCCCCTATATAATAATATAGGGACTTTTGTTATGAAACAGGAGGAAAATAAAGCATTGAAAGCACTATCAATTCACCCGTACTATGCAGGCATGATTTTTGCAGGCAAAAAGACTATAGAATGCCGGACATGGCAAACGGATTACAGGGGAGAAATTCTGATTTGTAGCACAAATAAGAAATTGAAAGACACCATACCTGGACACGCACTTTGCACAGTAAAGCTTGTTGACATCGTGCCGTTTAAGAAAGAACACCTACAGGCCGCTTGCATGGCACCTGCAGACATGCCGGAGAAAGCGTTTGCATGGATCTTTGATGATATACGGCCCATACGGCCTATACCGCTAAAAGGGCGGTTATCACTCTGGAATTATGAGGGGGAGGTTGAATATCTGGAAGAACCAAAAACAGACGAAGAAGACGAAAAGATGTATCATGAAATATATGAACCGCTGTTTGTCTAATAGGAAAGGCCGGGAGATTCACTCTCGGCCTATTCTGCGCACTTGATCTTCAGTAATATACTTTTCATATTTGGGAATTGAAATTTCTTTCATGAATGCGTCATGATCTGCTTCGTTCTCAAACACAATTACAGTATACCAATCAATACTGTTACGTTCTTTTAGATTTTCAACGGATTTTGCACGGGCCTCTTTGACTTTCTGAAGATCACCGCGCATGTTTTCACCTTCCTGCGTCTCAAAAAGCTGTGAAAAGCGATCATCGCCCTCAAACATGAAATCAATATCAGACTCAGTAAAACCTAAGTCATCAGAGAGATCAAGGTCAAACTCTTCGGTCATATTCGCAAGTTTATCAAGATCCCACTCACCTTGCGTTGTGGATTATTAAGCTGAACATTCAGGGCGGCTTCTTCCCGCTCATCCACATCCACAACGCAGACAGTCAGGTCATAGTCTTTCGATTTCTCAAGCGCGTCAAGCTGTTCAAGGCGCTGATGCCCTCCCACAAGGTTGCCTGTGCGCTTGTTCCATGTCAGGGCCGCTACTAAACCATGCTTTGCGATGTTCTGTTTTAGCCGCTTTTTCGATTTCGGATCCATGATCCGGGGATTATACGGCGCATTCTTAATCATATCCCGGCTGATTGTCTCGGTCTCATACGCCTGAAATTTACTTTTCGCCATATTCTTCGTACCTCTTTACTCCTGCCGCCGCAAACGGATACAGCCTCAACACTTTGTAATAATCATCCGGGAAATACTCTTTCAGCATAGCAAGCTCTTTTCCCCATAATGATTTAAAAGAAAACCCTAATTTCTTTGAATCTTGCCCCAGATACAGACCGTGGAACTTGATATAATCAATAACTTCCTGCTTTTTCCATGCAGAAACGGGATAAAACCGTCCACGCTGAACATCAATACTGCCGGACTTTTTCATCATAGCGCGTCTTACGATGGAATCATTGATTCTTTCACCTGCGGCGATCCACCATATATCCGTTTCCAGACGTACATATCTATAAATGTCATTGATGGATACAATCGGGAAAGTACTATCCGGTTGCCTGAATGATCCGTAATGAAAAAATTCAGAAACATCCATGTGCGGAACGCGGATGATTTCAGTCTGATATTTCTTTTCATACCATTCAAGCGTTCGCTCCTGAAATGACAAATCCGGGCAAATGTACATAAAAAATAGACGCACCTTTTTAAAATACCGGAATGCCAAATCAGTAACAACTATACTTTCCTTTCCGCCGGAAAATGCCACAATGACTTCATCTGTCACCTTTGACATTGTTTTTATCGGGTCATAAAGTACAGTAGACATAATTATATAATCCATAAAAGGCTGAAAACATTATTATGTTCTCAGCCTTTCCTGCAAGTGTATTTTTTTACTCAGCCACCGGATCCGCCTGCGCCGCCACGGCTCGTACCTCCGCCAGATCTCGAACGTCTGATTCCAGTATCAACGCCGCCGCCGCTAGAAGCTCTTGTACGCGCTCTATTCATACTCTCACCTCCCATCCGTTTGTATTTTCGGATATTATATCACGCATATGATTATAAATCAATTCCCGGAAGTTCTGCCGTTATGTTTTACAAGCGACGGCTGAACAGTTTGCGCTTGCAGACTAAGAAAAGGCCCTTCCAAAAACAGGGCTACCCGGACTCGAACCGGGAGAATTCGGGAGTCAAAGTCCCGTGCCTTGACCGTTTGGCTATAGCCCTAAACAAATCGGAACGGCGGGATTCGAACCTGCGACACAATTTCCTCTGCCAACTGAGTTACGTTCCGAAATGACTGGCGGCGACCTTGGCCTTCGGTCGCACTTTAATGCTCATTAACAAACCAGTCAATGTGTATACACTCTCCGAAACCTTCGGAGTTTTTACAAGTTACCGCAAAGACCGCGCCATTCTGCCTTTGGCTCTAATTAAGTCCCGTCCAATCGTCACTGAACAGGATAGCGGGCTATTTCACTTGTAATTATGTGGGCAAGGATTTGCACCTTGCATGTAAAGACTCCTGTCTAAACACCATCCTATGTATGCAACAATCGGACGGCTCGTCTACCTATTCCATCACCACATAACGTAGTCTTTCCCACTGTCAGACAACTTCCTCATTCTTGCTAAAGAATGAGAATCGGAACGGCAGGATTCGAACCCGCATACTTCTGCTTGCTAGGTTATGGCGCGCCGCAGTCCTCTGCCATTGAGTTACGTTCCGTAAGTATCGCAGGTGGCTCTCCCAAGTCTCTTACGATACTGTATCTGAATTCTTCTTCCTGTCACGCATCACAGAATGGCCCCAGATACTGGGCGTATTCTCCGGGTAAGGATTCGAACCTTACATAACGCCATTATGCAACAACTCGTCATTTGTCGTTCTGAGTATGCGTCTTATGTCTAAGCGTTTACCCATTCCGCCACCGGAGAACCATATTTTATTTTTCTTCGTCCGCCGTTCCGATTTTTTCATTGATCGCGGCAAGAAAAAACTGTCTCATGCTTGAATATCCTAATCTATCTGCCGCCTGACACATAATATTATATTCTTCCGGCTTAACGCGAAATCGGATTTCCTTCAACTTCGCCAGATATCGCATTGTGGATTTTTTAGCATTCTCATTATACATCCCTGCCACCTCCTGCACTATAGTATACACTATATGATTACATAGCGCAATATATTTTTTTTCTGACGCTTGACAAATTTTAATATAATGCGCTATACTATTTCATATCAAATAACCGCACCATACAGGAGGTAAAGCATGTTTATTAAGGATCAGAAGACTATGGAATCATATGTGCATATTTGCGACAAGTTCAACAGTCAGTATATCAAAAAACTGCAGGAAGATGTTATAGTGGGCCGTCATGATGTGAGTAACTACATGATCTTAGTGCAGGCGAAAAAGATTATACATATAAGCACTTGCCCTTTTTGCGGCGCTGATCTGGATGCTGACTATATGAAAAGCATGGAACAAGGCCCGGAAGGGCCTTTTATTTTTTTTTCATAAAACCACTTGACAAGTATCAATATAGTGCGCTATAATTTATTTAACTTAATTAAAGCACCACACACAGGGAGGTTGGTTTTATGATGTACTTTAAAGATTGCAAAACAGCTGAAGACGTAAAAGCCAGGTTTAAAGACCTTGCAAAAAAGCTTCACCCTGATTGCGGCGGGGATGCTGAAGAATTCAAAAAGATGATGAGCGAGTACGAAAAAGCTTTCGACAGGCTGAAAAACGTACATGCAACTGCAGAAGGTCAGACATACGAAAGTAAAAAGGCATCTCAGCAGACCGCGCAACAGTTCGCGGACATTATCACAAAA